TCTCAAGTCCCAAAATACTTGAGATAAAGTTCACTTGCTTCTTTGTGTCTTCCGTGATTAGTGAGAAATCGAACTTGAAGAATAACATTCTTCATAAACTCTTGTTTGCTCATTGAGAAGAAATAAAATCAGCAACAGTGTAAAGTGTGTTTGCAGTTAGATTCCTCACACTTGGAGAGAAAATAAATGCAACCGCAAAGATAAGAATTATAGTTTTCATCTTGTTTGGTGCTTTGAAAGTTAATGTCTTGATTCTCATTTGCCAATCAGTTCGGCACGACCCTGATCCATCAAATCACCGAAAGAATACATTACATCCTTCTCAATACGAGCAAGATTATCTAGAGTCCAGTTATTCCAAATCTCATCATCACCATCATACAGTTCTTCAATCCAATAGTGAAAGCAATTTACATCCCAATTATAGAGATTATTCAGTGCCTCACAGAAGGCATCAGTCAGTTCGGATTGAGTCATTGTTCCTTTTTGGTTGATGAACCTATTGTAGCACCCCACAGGTGCCGATTAGGATGAAAGTGGACAGTTGTAGCACTGTCGATCAGGCACAGATAGAACTTACAGGTTTGAAGTCGTAACCATAATTGCCTTCGATTGCTTCATAAACAATCACATTCTCACCAGAGAGTTCTACACTCCAATCAAGTGCATCTTCTTTTGCTTCATCAATGTCATCAAACCACTCTGCATCTTCAAGAGTGAAAGTAACAGGGCAAGCAACAAACATTGGAGTCAAAAGCAAATGAATTAAGTTGATGGTGCAAGTGTGATACACCTCATCAGGATGTAACAGGGACTTGCACTCTATCGTTTCTATTTAATCAGATGTCGTCGTCACTCAAAGCAGCATAACCACCCTCAATGTCTGCATCTTTATCACTCACAATCACATTCAGGATGTCCAGAATCTGATTGCCAGTAGCACCCTTGCGGAGCATACCGAGCATAACATCCTTGGAGAAATCAACAGTCATTTTAGTTTTAGTTAGTTTGACGTTTGTGGGGTGGGTTGGTTGCCCTTCCCTCACCACCCCTATACAATACCACATTTTGGGCACCGTGCTCATTTACTGTGACACTAGAACAAGTGGCACATCGCATAGTTGGACTCGGTGGGACTGGATTTTGCTCGAAAGCACCAACCCCCTTGAGTCCTATGCGGGACACATAATGAGACCGAGAGAAGTTTTTGTTTCCTCTTTGATTCTACCTGCAACCAAGGCACCCCTCCCCGCAGGATGCAGTCCCATTGCAGTCTCGTGTGAAACTGTCAATAATGGATTTTCCTGCAATTTGGGGTCAAGGTGCCCTAGGTCATGGACCGCAATCTCATTGACGGTCCATCTGAAACTGTTGAGAATCAGTCCTCAATGCCCAGAAGTTCAGGATAATACTCCGTCACTTCATTGATAAGTTCTTCATCACTGTAGGTAGAAAGATTCTCTTCCAGTTGGTCTCCAACAATCCGAATCAAATCTTTGGTGCTCATATTATCAAGCACACGGTCAATGTATGCTTCAACAAGTTCTTGTCGGTTAATTTCAGGCATTTCAGTGAGATTCAGTAATTACAAGGTAGTCAAGTGATTTAACACACCAACCAGTTTGGTCGGAAATCACATCAGCAAGTTCATCTTCATTATCAACTTCAAAGACTTCACCAATCACAGATGAAGAAACTGCGACCTGCTCATCATAAGGAAGTTCCTCGGATGAATCAACAAAATCAAACTCAATGTCAGTTAGTTTCAGCAGCATTATCAGACCTCGGCAAAAGGATTAGCAAGTTGGGGAATCGTATTAAAGTCCACAACTTCATACGGAACTGTGTGATTGAGATACTCCTCAACCTCAAGATTCATTTCAACTCGGTTGAGAAATTTCTTGGATTGAGTTTGACCCATAAAGGTCAAAGTTTTCAGAAACCACTCATCGGATACATTACCCATCGGAGTTTTGATGGGGTAGAAATCCACCACCATTGAACCATTTTTAGATTGGAGTTTCATCAGAAGTCGTATTCAAAAGAGTTTGCAATTTCAATAGAATGAAGGATGTGTTCATAATCCTTCATTTCTTCTTCATTGAACTCACTTGCCTGTTGTTCCAGACAATAGAGAATCAAATCAACTGCCTTTTCTTGAAGATAAAGTCGCATCAGAATGAAGTGTCAAAAACAAAACCATCTTGATAAACAAAATCAAGATTATCGAAACTTGTTTCCCAGTCAATCTCCAGGAAACCAGGAATGTCTACACAGTAGCAGTCATTTACAAAATCCTCTGCAAAATGACCTTTGGATTCATAAGAACCACGGTAGGAATCTTGGAAACCAGAAAGTTGGTCAAACCCAAAATACTCAAGGAAAGCATCTACAGCATCGTAAGAATACTCTTCACCAAGTTTACAATAATCCTCATAATACTTTACGAGATTATCTTCACCGTGCTCATTGATGAACTCATAAATGTCCTCATCGTAATAATTGTCTTCAACCAGGTCTTTGATGTACTCAACAGTGGATTCTTTCAAGTTTGGAATAACAATTTCGGACATACTTGGTCTCTCAACCTCAACATCAGTATAATAGCACCCCCAGAGGGGTTTGGGGGGTCTCTTGTGCCACCTCTACGACTGGCACATCAGGTTCACTATCTTCGATTCTTTTTGTGGCAATATCAAAATACTTCTTTTCCTTTTCTATTCCAATGAAGTTTCTATTTTGAAGTTTACAAGCAACACCAGTTGTTCCACTCCCCATACAAGGATCAAGAACAGTATCACCTTCATTAGAATAAGTGCGAATCAAATACTCATAAAGTGCGATAGGTTTTTGTGTAGGGTGAAGTTTACCCTCATCTTCAGCAGTCTTAAAATACAGAACACTTCTGGGATACCTTACACCTGCTTCATCTTTAACGTGAACTGCTTTTGTCTGTTTACCATACTGTTCAGCATCTCTTACTGCTTTCCCCTTATCATAAGGTTTTCCTGGAGTCATTTGAGGATTGTATGTTGGTTGTTTCTTATAAAAAACTACAATGTCCTCGTGTGCTCTCATCGGTTGCTTTTTAGCATTTAAGTATCCAGTTGCTTTGGACTTTTCCCAAACCAAACAATACTTAAAGTGCTGATAGTTTGTTGATATTAGAACCGATGTAAATGGTTGTGCTGCTGTTGAAATAATCGCAGCATTTGGTTTGCAGATAATATCAATATGATACCAAAAAGCATCATAATCAATTACCCTATCCCATTCATTTCTCTGCTTATTAAGCGTACCATAGGGAAAATCTGTCAACAAAAGATCAACGCTTTGAGGTTCGATCTTCCCCAAAACATTGAACATATCATCACAGAATAATTTCATTTCTTCAACCACTCTACAAACTTATTAACTTCTTGAATGTCCAGTTGGAAATCACTATTAAACTCTTCCATATAAATTGCACGGGATGCGTTGCGCTTCTTGTGCTTATTAACAACAAAGATATTTACATCTTTGCCAGTCATCTTTTTGAAGTATGCAGAGTAATAAGTCAAAGTATCTTTTGATACACACTCTTGACCAGCAAGAATAGCATACTCCACATCATCAGGAACATCGGGAGATGCGTTCAATTCAATAAAGTCTAGTATGGCACGTTTGAAATAACAAGCATCCAAATAACATTTGGATTCTGTTGCTTTTACCATCTTACCGTTACGATAGATGTGTTTATCAACTTGAAGATTCTTGAGACAAACACCACCAACCTCTTCGGTTCGCTTATAGTCATTCTTCTTTGCTTCTAGACCATTATCAGCACAAATACGCTTAATAAAGTTCTCGAAAATTACACCAGATGCGTTTCTTGCTTTACCACCACCATCTTCTTTATGCAAGCGAGGAAGATCCTCAACTTCAGCGTTGTATGCTTCGATAATAAGATTTAAGTTGCTCATTGTTGCTGAATTGAAGAACCTTCACCACCCCTATACAATACCACATTTTGAGCACCGTGCTCATTTACTGTGCCACTTGTTCTAGTGGCACAGTCTCAATCAAGACTCACTCATCATACCAGTATTCATAATCTTTCACAATATCATCAGGGTGATGATATTTTTTAGTCATACGGTCAATGAAATCTTGGACCTCACCATCATCCAATTCAGCATTAAAATAAATTGTGAGGTTGACAGATTTATATTGAGTCACAGTCGTTTGTTCCATCAAAGTTGTTGTTCGATTAAATTAGAAAGTTCATTGAAAGTATAACCTGAATCGTTCAGGTCTGCAAGTCCCTCGTGATAAAACCAATTATCTTCATCTTCCTCTTCAACATCAATTTTTACCACAGGACAATTAATTTCAAATCCTGCCCAATCCATTACAGATTCAGGCACAAACTCACTTTGGTCATCAAAATACCAATAGTCTTGAAGTTGAAGATTGGTTTCTTCATTGCCTCTGAACTCCCATTCAACATTGTGTTCTTGTGCATAAAGATCACACAGAACACCGAGACAACAGTAACCACTCACACTGCGGAGTTTCTCACTGCCTTGCTCGTATTTACCAGAACGCAGAGCATCAATCCACTTCTGCTTAACTTCAGGATTCATTGCCGTTGACATCATCAAACCAAGTGTCGAGTGAATTAAAGATTTCAGTTACGATGCAATCAGTAATAGCATCAATGTGTGGTTCGGGATTGTGCTTAAAGGCACGATTGTATCCGAACCTAACACCTTCCTCGATTGCCATTTCTAATACAGCACGGAATCTAGGTTTCATAACACCTCCCAATCACATTCCCAGAAGTCATTGACATTTACCCAAAAGAAGTATTTTTGATTCTCTGATGCGAGAAACAACATACCATCGCCCTTGTCTTGCTCTACAATGCAAGTAGGGTTGTTATCCATCACATTGCAAAGTCTATTCTTTGCTTTCTTGGATTTGGGTCTAACAATTACTTTGCGTGGATGTGACATTAGTTTGCAGTAAGGACAAGATTAGCAACTCTAGACTCCCCAGGGAGTTCTTGCAACTTATCATAAATGCGTTGGAATTGACAACCAAGATTCATGTAGTATGCAGCAAGATGCTTATCTCCCGCAAGATAAACAGCATCCTCTTTTGCTTCAATAAGAGACATAATATCCACCAACTCACCAGAAGTAAAAGAGATTGAAGTCATTTTGCAGAATTAGGAACGCAGTTGTCATCAACAATAACAGTAGTTTCAATGAGAACATCAAAATCTTCTGTCATCTTAACATAATTCCACTCCTTATCAGTCTCATCCTCCACATTTTCTTGATAGCAGTGAATGAAACCTTCCGAGTCTTGTTTTACATAACAACCATCATAGTCCTCATCATCAAAGACATAACCAGATGCAATTAGTGCTTCAACAAAAGTCATTTGATGTCGAAAATGTCGAACAGTTCTCGTTGAGTTTTAGTGAAGAGTGTATCTTCAGGGGGATAATCATAGAGTTCCAACTCGAACTCCTTGTAGAAATACATAATGTCCCGAAGAGCAGTAAGTTGCTTCTCGGTCAAGATTTCTTCGATAGTCAGCACAGTGTCAAGCATAGTTTCAGTAATCAGTTCCTTCATTTTCACACTTTTGAATCCAGTAAGCATAAGCAGGAAAGTTCATTGGATGGTCTTGTTTTCTTTGATACCATCCAAAAGCATTGTTCACTCGATTCTCTGGCACCAGCAAATAAGGAATGTTATGGGGCAGGTGCGGAACGTAAGTCATTGGACCTCTTCAACCATACAAGTATGATACCCCAGAATCCCCCGCACCGCAACCACATCAGTGCCACCTCTACAAGTGGCACAAGGTATCACTGGACTCAAGATAGATTGTTTATGTATTTTCTCAACAGATGTTTTCCTTTATCAACATCAAATCTACGTTCAAAGAGTTCCATAAGTTCAAGCACAAGATCAGCATAAACTACTGGAACTCTGATATGTTTAGTTTCACCTGATTTGGGAAACTTTTTGGTAAATGGCATTGTATTCTATGCGGGACACATAGAGATTTATGCAGCAAGCACTTCACCCTTCACAAAGATGGTATCAACCACGGTCTGAAGTT